TTCACCGTTAATAGTATTAACGTTGGTATTATTTATAAAACTGGTCTTTTGTGTGGTTCGATTATCGGTGTTGGTCAATGTATGACGTAATGCATCCTCTACTTTTACCCATTGTTTTCCATTGTATCTAAACAGTCTATTTGGTGCAAAATCTGTTCTTAAAAAATAATCATTAAGATACGGATTAGCTGGGAACGTAATTCCGTGCCCAAATTCATAACCATTTGGCGGAAACCCATCGCCTAACAAATAGCCAGTATATCCACTTCTTACAGCCCTTCCATGAATTCGACTAACATCTAATCCCATAGTACTGGCATCAGGTGGTCGAGTATCGTCATCGACGGTTACTAAAACAGGATTGCCATTTGTTGGATCAACAGCCAATGTATAAAATTGTCTAGTTTCATACCCACTAAGTGGAGTATCTGCTTCGGCCTGTGACACAATACTTTGGTTAATTTCTAATTCTTTACCTTTAGTGCTTAATACATCACGTAGAGTTTGGTTTGTTGGGTCACCGTTGGCATCTGTAATAGGTTGATCTAGTATGTCGGCAAATTGTTGTGAGTCTGTGATTTTTTTAAGTTTTAATCTATATAAGTGTGGCCACCAAGTAATACTAAATCCTTCACTGGCTCTGCTAACATCATCAATAACAAAATATCTTGGTAGGGCAATGCTATAATCATTTAAGGCAAACTCGTCTTTTAGGTGTGGCATCTCGACCACGTCACCGCTAATTGGTTTACGGCCTATGGTCTGTATCCAGTCATTAATATGTACAGTGGCAAATACAGTGTCATTGTCAATGAATAGGCCAAATTGACTGAGATTGAAATCTAGATTTTGTACATTATAATGACCTCTAATCTTATAGATACTGGAGTCATACTTTCTATCTCTATTTTCTAATAATAGTAAATCCTGTATTTGGGTGGGATTATAATCCGGTGTAACTCCGTCCTTAGTATAAAACGGAGTGTCGGCAGTAGAAGTTGCCGAGGAACTTTTTACGCCCATATATTTGTGTAGGTAAAAATCAGTGCCGCCAATGGCGAACATTTCACTGATCTGACGATCTATGAATTTAAAATCATTTCCACGTTCTGAACGATAAAGGCTTAGGCGAGGCATATGATATTTATCAGCTGCTAAATATATTGGGAGAACCAAAATGCTAGAAACCACTGCTACAGAAGAAAGAGAACGAGTATATGCCTATTGTAAGGCTATGTTAGGTGATGGTATGGTGGATGTGGAATTGGATCCCATTCATTATGAAACTGCCTTAAACAGAGCATTGGCCAAGTTTAGACAACGTAGTCCCAATGCTGTAGAAGAAGCTTATTATTTTTTAGAATTACAAGCAGATACTAATGATTATAGTTTGCCCGATGATATAGTAGAAGTACGTAGTGTTTTTCGTAGAACTATCGGGTCAAGAACAGCAGGCGGTAGTGGGGGAACAAACTTTGAACCATTTAATTTGGCCTATACAAACACATATTTGTTGAACAGCACTATGTTAGGCGGTATAGCCACTTATGAAATGTTTGCTGGCTATCAAAAATTAATAGGTCGTATGTTTGGTGCTTACATAGAATTTCAATGGATTCCAACCACACATACATTAAGAATACTTCAGCGTCCTTACAGTGAGGGTGAACAGATTTTAATAAAAGGGTATAATTATAGACCCGATTATCATTTGCTCAGGGATAACTATGCTGGACAATGGTTTAAGGATTATACCCTAGCTGGTTGTAAATTGATGTTGGGCGAAGCACGCAGTAAATTCAGTCAAATAGCAGGACCAGGGGGAGCAGGCGGATTGAATGGTGCCGACTTAAAATCAGCTGGCAAGGAAGAGTTGGAAAAGTTAGAAAAAGAAATTGAAATGTTCGTCCCTGGTGGTAGCGGATATTATTTTGTCATTGGCTAATTTATATTTGACTTACAGTTAATATTGCTATAGTATTACAAAAAGGAGACTTTTGTGATACTAGGCGTTTGTGGTTTGATTGGCAGCGGCAAAGATACTATAGCAGATTATCTAGTTAATTTTCACGAATTCAAAAGAGACAGTTTTGCTAATTCATTGAAGGATGCAGTATCGGTGGTGTTTGGGTGGGACAGGGAAATGTTGGAGGGTCGAACTAAACAAAGTAGAGAATGGCGTGAGAGAGTAGATCCTTGGTGGAGTAAAAGACTAGGCATGCCCAATCTTACTCCAAGGTGGGTATTGCAATATTGGGGTACCGAAGTCTGTCGTAAAGGTTTTCACGATGACGTTTGGATAGCCAGTTTAGAAAATAAACTTCAAAATACCACAGACAATGTGGTAATTAGTGATTGCAGATTTGTCAATGAAGTATCTGCTATTAAAAATGCAGGCGGTAAGGTTATTTGGGTCAAAAGAGGCGGATTGCCTATGTGGTATGACACAGCCTTGGCAGCTAATCAGGGAAATGAAATAGAAAAAAAACAGATGTTGGAGTCAGGCATTCATGCCAGTGAATGGAGTTGGATTGGCACTAAATTTGATGCTGTTATAGACAACAATCAAGGCATCGAAGAGCTGTATAAGAGTGTGGAATTTTTGGTCAATCAGCAGGAATTTTTAGAGGAAATAGACGAAAACTTAGTGAATTACTAGGTTCAAACCGGAAGATTTTTCCATTTTGCTATAAATACATTGAGCAAGATCTAGGAGAAACCTCACAATGGCACAACTAAACTCACCAGGCGTTGCCGTAACAGTTATTGATGAAAGCTTTTACGCACCAGCCGCACCAAGTACCGTTCCACTAATTATTGTTGCTTCAGAGCAAGACAAAGCAAATCCATCAAAAACTGGAATTGCTCCTGGCACACTGAAAGCTAATGCAGGTAAGGCATATTTAATTACCAGTCAAAGAGATTTGGCAACCACATTTGGTGTACCTCTGTTTAAGACAGATGCCAATAGCAACCCAATCCATGCAGGCGAGCAAAACGAATATGGTCTACAGGCAGCATATAGCTTATTAGGCGTAAGTAATAGAGCATATATTGTAAGAGCAGATATTGATCTTAAAGAATTAAATGCCAAAGCTGATGCTCCTACAGCTGAGCCAGAAAATGGTACACATTGGTTAGATACTGTTAACAGTCATTGGGGTATTTTCCAATGGGACAACGGCCCTAGAAGTTCTAAGATTGGTCAAACTTTTCAAGCTAAAAAGCCATTAGTTATTACAGACCCTACTAAAGTTGTTGATTATTCAGACGGAAATTATGCCCCAAAAGCATCAGTTGGTGCTATTGGTGACTATGCTGTTGTAAGTCTAAGTAATCTAGATACTGATTATGCTGAACCAGATGTTTTATATTTTAAGAGTCCAGGGAATAGTGCAGCTAGTATTGATGCTGGTCAATGGGTGGTCGTTGGTAGTGATAACTGGGCATTAAGCTGGCCAGTTCTTGTAACTGATCCTTATGTTAAAAATGCTACAAAAGAATTAGTTATAGATGGACAGGCTCCTTTAGCGTTAACTGATGACACTGCTGAGGCGTATGCTGCTAAAGTTAATACTCATTTTAACAGTTCTGGAATTTTTGTCACTGTAAAAAATAGTCGTTTAAGTTTTTATGTAAATCGTAGTCAAGGCGGCGGATTTACTATTAGTGGTGATGCCTGTGACATCGGATTTTTTAATATTATTTCAGGAGGTTACCAAGCTCCTAATTTGGCAATTGCTCCACATACATCAGTGCCTAATTTTAAGAGTACTGATTTAACAGACCCAAGGCTAGGTGCAAGAACAGGCAGTGTTTGGATTAAGACTACAGAACCAGCTGGCGGTGCTAAACTTGTTGTAAAGAAATATAACCAAGCTACTGCAACATTTGACAAGGTTACAGCTCCAATATATAGTAATGGATTTGAAGCAATTTATAATTTAGATAGAGCAGGCGGTGGGTTGAACATTGGTGCATCTGCTTTATATTGCAAAGCAGTTGGTACTGAGACACCTGGTATGAATACCGAGTTCAGATTGTATAGAAAAGCAGCCGCAGGTGCAAATACCATTATTGGTAAAAAAATCACTACAGGTTGGCACACTACAGGTTACTATTCTATCTATATTACAGAAGGGCTAGCGGGGACCAAAAATACAGATAGTTTTGAAGTTACTTTTGAAATTCATAATAACAGTGATGACGCAGATATAATCGCCGGTGCTATTAATGCTTCTGGATTAACTAATATTCAAGCTAGTGTAGATGCACAAAATAGAGTAGTTGTTAGTCATACATTAGGTGGTGATTTTATTATTGAAGAATCAGATGCAGGATTATTAGATCATATTGGTTTTACTACTAACACTAACGTAACTGAAATGGACTACCAAGCTGCATATCTTGTAAGTCTTTGGGAACCACTAAGATTTACTGCTAATAAAGAAAGTCCATCGACATTAACAAAGACTGGCACATTATGGTATAGCAGTGTTCTCGATGAAATTGATATCATGGTGCATGATGGTGAAATGTGGACTGGATATAGAAATATGTTCGAAGGAACAGATCCAATGGGTCCTCTTGTTAGTGCCACAAGACCGCTAACACAGAGCGATGGTACTACCCCTTTAGCAGATAATGATTTGTGGATTGACACAAGTGATTTAGAAAACTTCCCAAAAATTTATAGATTCGATCTCAATAAACCAGGACCTATTGCTACACGTTGGGTAGAGCTTGATACATCAGATCAAAGCACACAAGATGGTGTATTGTTCCATGATGCTCGTTACAATACCAGCGGAATGACTAGTGATATGCCAGGCAGTATAGAAGAGTTATTACTCAGTGATTATGTTGATTTTGATGCCCCAGATCCTTCTTTATATCCAAAGGGTATGTTGTTATGGAATCTACGTAGAAGTGGATTCAATGTCAAGCGTTTTGTACAAAATTATGTAAACATTGATGCTGACAATAAGAGATATAACGATGAGAGCATGGGCGATTACTATCCACATCGTTGGGTTACAGCTAGTGCTAATCAAGATGATGGCAGTGGATCATTTGGTCGTAAGGCACAACGTAAGTTAGTAGTCACAGCATTGCAGGCTGTAATTAACAGCTCGACAGATGTTCGTGAAGAAGCAAGAGTGTTTAACTTAATTGCCACACCAGGATATCCAGAGTTGATTGGTGAAATGATCACATTAAATTATGATCGTGCTTTAACAGCATTTGTATTAGGTGATACTCCAGCAAGATTGCTACCAGATGCTACAAGCTTAATGACCTGGGGCACAAACCTACGTCTAGCAGTAGAGGACAATGATATTGGTGCACCTAGCTATGATGAATACATGTCCTTATTCTATCCTTGGGGCTTTACTAGTGACAACTTTGGTAACAATATTGTTGTCCCACCGAGCCATATGATGTTAAGAACTATTGCTTTAAGTGACAATGTTAGCTATCCATGGTTTGCTCCTGCTGGAACAAGACGTGGCGGAATTACAAATGCTACAAGTGTAGGTTACATTGATATGGAAGGCGAGTTCAAAACTCTTGCTTTAAACAATGGCCAGAGAGATACATTGTATGATGCAAAGATTAACCCAATTACATTCTTCACAGGTGTAGGGTTGGTTAACTATGGTCAGAAGACTCGTGCTAAGAATGCCAGCGCACTGGATCGTATTAACGTAGCAAGACTAATTGTTTATATGCGTAGACAGTTAGATATTTTGGCCAAGCCATATGTATTTGAGCCAAATGACAAGATCACAAGAGATGAAATTAAGAACAGTGTTGAAAGTTTCATGCTTGAGCTTGTTGGTCAAAGAGCGTTGTATGATTACATTGTAGTATGTGATGACAGTAATAATACACCAAGCAGAATTGATAAGAATGAGTTGTATGTTGATGTAGCCATAGTACCAGTTAAGGCTGTTGAAT